CTGCAACGAATGGGAAGCGGCCGGGATGAGCACCTTGGACTACTCCGACGACATCCTAATGCATGGCCCGTTCACCGTCGCGTACGAAGGAACGAAATGACCGCCGCCCAGCACAAGGACCAGGAGGGGCGGGACCTGGCACCGTTCGACCCTGCCGCGCCACTCCCACCGTTGAAACCCCACCCACGAGCGAACTCATGGGAACCCGCAGCGAGACACTACCGGGATTTGGACGACCACGAGAAGGAAGGTCAGGCATGAACTGCTATACCTGCAACGACGAAGGCATCACCGACTCAAACCCCGACGTATCCGAGCGGGCCCCGTGGTCATTCTGGACGAGCCTTCCGCCCGGTTCTGACCTTGCCGTGCGTCTCGGACTGGTCAAGCCGATGGACTGCACGGAATGCAACGGCATGGTCACGATCGTCGACGACGAGGCCCCCGCCCACCCCACACGAACAGGAACACCATGAGTGACAGCAAGACCCGCACGGCTCACTGGGGCACGTGCGAGAACGACACCTGCCAGGCATCCATGGTGATCTACCCGCACCCGGACGCTCCCAACGATCTTCCAGACGAGGACGAATGGGAGAACTCGACCTTCTACATCAGCTGCCCGGTGTGCGATTGCCGGATGGACTGGGGCGGCTCTGACCCGGCCGCTGAGATCATCAGGAACTACTCGTGACGGCCCGTGAGGTTCTGGACGGCATTAAGGCGCAGTTGGCAGCCGACCAGTCCAAGACGGTTCACGATGCCAAATTCGGGGACATTCTCCGGACAGGCTGGTGCACCTACTACTTCGGCGCTGACAGCAAGTGGCACAACGCCCGGACCGGCGAGATCATCGAAGACCTTGAGTCGCTTGAGGAGGAGCGGCAGGCCGATGATGAGACGAGCGAGTGGCTGTCACCTTGGCCCGCGTCCACGGTTGCTTGCCTGACCGCCGCTCTCGAATCGGCCCTTGGGTGGTGCGATACCAACCAGTACCCATTCCACCCATCCGAAGGGGCTGAAGGGTTCAGCTTGCAGGACTGGGCCTTGGATGACGCTGCCCGTCGCGTCCGCACTGGAATCGAGAACGCGCTCAAACCCAAGGAGTCCCAGTGAAGACCATGGCCGAGGTGCTGGCAGGGCATGTGATCCTCAGTGGCGGCGGGTGGTTCGCGTGCAGCAACACCGAGTGTGGATGGCAGCTGAGAAACACGCTTAGCCCGCGAGAGTTCCACGCATCAGCCTTCCCTGTAGGTGAGTTCGCCGCCCACCAGGAAGCCATGCTCACGGCTGCGGGGTTTGGGCCGGTCAAGGCAGCACAAGCCGGGGCGCTGCGCTACATTGCCGACGACTTCAGCGTGAACCTAACCGCCATGTCGGGTCCGCGCATCAGGGCTTGGATCGTCGCCCGTGCTGCGGCTGTGGAGGGAGGGGAATGAGCGAGTTCACCGCCCGAGACCGCCACATCGTCGCGTCCGCCTACGAGGTAGAAGCAGACCTCCTCGAACGCATCCCAACATGGAACCCGTTCAAGTGGTTCGCCCTGAACGCCATCGCCGCGTACCTCCGCAACCGCGCCGAAACCATAAGGGGCAGGCTGTGAACCCGGACTGCCGGGACGGCAAACACGCCTCATGCTCCGGCGACGGATGGGACGTCGAAGCCGACGAACCCGGACCGTGCCCATGCCGATGCCACCGAACGACCTAGGGCGAAGGAGCCAACCATGTGTGAAGCCGAGGAAGCCCTCCTCAAGATCTCGTTCGAACTCGAACTCCAATGGGGTGCCGGACGCATCGACCTCGGACGGCTCAAACAACTCGCCACCGGAACATGCACCAACCACAAGGAGCAAGCAGCATGAGCAAGAGACTTGAAGCAGCAGTCAAAGCCTGGGACCACCACTGGGGCGACCGGTACGGCGACGAAGCCGTCGAAGAGATGGGCGAAGAGGTCCAGGTCGCGCTGGACGCGGCCGACGCCGTCATGTTCTCCGACGAGGCCGTGGACAAGGCAGCCAAAGCTATGCACGACCTAGGCGCCTTCGCCCACCCATGGGAGGAACGGACGGAAGACCTCAAGGGCCTCTACCGTGAAGACGTCCGAACGATCATCGCCGCACTACAGGAGAACGCCCGTGTGTAGCTTGCAGGAGCATATCGAGCGGGAGGCCCGAACCAGGCAGGCCGAGCAGGAAACGTCTGATCCGGAGGAATCACCCAATGGCGGATAACCCAGGCTGGAAGGTCGGCGATAAGGTCGCGATGAAGCCAAGCAACAACGGCTACATCTGCATCAACGCCGAAGGGGCAGAGAAGTATCTCGGCGTCAAGGACGGGGTTGACGGGTGGAAGTTTGTTGAGGTCGTTGCTGATGAACCCATGATTGAGGCTGGAGGTGGTGGACCCCATGGAACGGAAGCTCTGTAAGGGTAAGAATCGGGCGGGTGATCCGTGTGGTCGTCCGCCGATCAAGGGTGGGACTGTGTGCACGTCGCATGGTGGTGGTGCGGGTCAGGTGCGGGCTGCTGCTCAACGTCGGACGGCGGAGGCTGCTGCTGCCGCTGAGATGACCAAGGCGGTGGTCACACTCGGCCTGCCGGTGGACATCGACCCTGCACAGGCCCTGCTGGATGAGATCGCTATGACGTACGGCCATGTCCAGTGGCTCCGGGTCAAGGTCCAGGCGCTGAGCTCCGAGGATCTCGTCTGGGGCCAGACTCAGACGGACAAGGGCATCGGCCCGCAAGGTCCGGTGGACACGGCCACGGAGAAGGCCGCCCCGAACGTCTGGTATCAGATGTACATGACGGAGCGCGAGCACCTCGTGAAGGTCACGACAGCTGCACTGAGGGCCGGTATCGAAGAGCGCAGGATCAAGATGGCCGAGGACCAGGGCAACCTTGTGGCCGCCGTCGTGCACCGGATCCTTGACGCCTTGAACCTGACACCGGAACAGGCCGAGATGGTGCACGTCATTGTGCCCAGAGAATTCCGTGCCCTAGCCAATCTAGGGTAAACTTAGACAATAGAAACCCCCGCGATAGCTCCAACTATCCGGGGGTATGACCAACACTCTTAGGACGTGCTGATATGGCTATTGTTCCATGTTCCGTAGACGGGTGCACTGCACCTTCCCGAACACGCGGCTGGTGCGGCCCGCACTACCAGCGCTGGCGCCGCACCGGCTCAGAGACTGGCGGCGGCCCGAGCATCATCGGCCGGCACGCCACCGCAGACGAACGACTCCGCAACATCGGATGGACCGTCAAGCCATCTGGATGCTGGGAATGGAAGGGCGCCACGGGCCCCCGCGGATACGGGAAGCTCAGCTACCGTGGCGCCACCGTCCCGGCCCACCGGCTCTCCTACGAGGCATACGTCGGTCCGATCCCTGAAGGTGCGTACATCCTCCACGGCTGCGACAACCCGCCATGCATGAACCCTGCCCACCTCCAGCCAGGGGACCACACCGAGAACATGGAGCAGATGACCGACCGCAACCGCTCCACCACCGGAGAGACTGACGGCATGGCCAAGCTGACAGACGCGCAGGTGGCCGAGATCCGGGAACGGTATGCCGCCGGTGGGATCAGCACGCGGGCCCTTGGTCTTGAGTTCGGCGTTAGCCAGCAGCACGTGAGCGCTCTGACCAACTACCGGTTCCGGGCCAAGCCGACGAACCGCGACCGCCTCGCAGGGTAGTCAAAACCTTTCAGGATACATGCACAAAGTAAGGTAAAGATAGGGAAAGTGCGTTAAACTTGTCACATGGGAATCAGCTGTGGGGCGTGCGAGAACCTGGCCACCGGAATCTACCTCTGCCACGAGTGCACGGGCAAACTCGAACGGGACCTGACGGATGTGGCCGTGACGGTGGAGGCGTTGTGGGCGTCAGCCGCACGGCTGGATGTCGGCAACGGTTCCGTGGGCTCCTCCGGCCATGCGGAACCATCAGCCCCGACCAACAGCCGGGCGTACGACGCCGGCCGGACCCTCAACGTCATCCTTACCGGCTGGGCCGACACCCTCGGCCACCGCGAACCACACGCCATCAAGGCCGCGGCCGTACTGCTCGCACATATTCGTGAGGTACGCGCCAGTGAGTGGGCGCCTGACCTGAAGCGGGAACTCCGTGAGATCCTCCGGCATTGTGATGCGGTGATGGATCGGCGGGGCCCGCAACTGTTCGCCGGGATCTGCCCCGGAGAAGAGGACGGCATGCCCGAGTGCGGCACACCTGTCTACGCACCCGAAGGGAAGCCCGAGGCCCGGTGCACGACCTGCGGCACGACCTGGGACGTCACCGACTGGCGGGAACGGGCCATGACCGCAGCCGGCCCAGCAACCGCCACAGCCAACGAACTCACCCGGATCCTGTCAGACCCTGTCCGGGCGCTGATCTTCCCGCAGAACAAGGTGGCCGTCTGGGTTAGCCGGGGCAAGCTGACTCCCATCGGGCACCGCGAGGATGGCCGGGCCGTCTATCAGGTCCGCAAGGTCCGCAACCTATGGGAACGCGCACTCATCGAATCAGCCATACGAAGCCAGCGCATCATGGCAGCCAGGCTGGAGAAGCAAAGAGCCGAAGCGGAAGAAGCCCGACAAGAGAGGAAGGCCGCATGAGGCAGCAGGACCGATATGCCCCGATGTTCGGGGAGCCGGTGTCAGATTGGTTCCGGTGGTTCGCATGGCGACCGGTGTGGACCGTAGACCGGGGCTGGAGGTGGCTCCGGGTCGTCAACCGCCGATGCATCCACAAGCACCAGCACCTCGATGGCGGCTCGGACTGGTGGTTCCAACACGTGGTTAGCCAAAGCTAGACAAAGCTAGGTGCTGTAACGTAGAGTCTTCTTAGTGTGTGATTAGTGGCTCAAGAGCCCCGCACGCGTGTACCTGAGACCCCGCCGGTGACTTCCACCCTGGCGGGGTTTCCTGTTACCGGATAGGCACTCACCCCCAGGAGGCGACTATCTCAGCTGGTGCGCCTGACGCGGACCGGCCGCTCGCCGTGATGGCGCCGGCACATACTTCCCACCCCCAGCGGGAGGCGAGCGCGGCAGCCGTAGACTGTCGCTCCGTCGGGCCCGGGAGGACTGCAGAACCTTCCGGGTCTGACAACAAGGACCCATAACTGAATAGCTTCGCCGTAACACCCTTCAGCGGCGGAGAGGTACTGACGGTGGACCCCATTTTGGAACAGTGAGCGCGGGTTCGACGCCCGCCGGTACCACTGAGTGAACGCACGCTGACCAACCAGGAACCCATGGACACCTGCCCAGCCTGCACCGCGTCACTGACCCGGGACGGCAAGATCCACTGCACCTCCCCCGGCTGCGTGTGGATCAAGTGCGGCAGGTGCGGGTGCATGGTCGACAACGAGACCGGCGCGTACAACCGCGGCGGGAATCTTTGGGGCAACCCGGACGGGTACCTCAAAGCCTCCTGACGGTTCAGAGGAGGGTCTCATGGCTGCATGGTGGGAGCACGCGGCCAAAATGTTCGAGCCGGCACCGCCGCCCAAGTGGGCGACACCCGGGGACATGGCCATCGCCCTGGACCACAAGACGGTCCAAACCCCGGCCCTTGACCTGATCGACGCCGCCCTCGTCGAAGCGTTCAACACCCCCGACTCACGCCTGATCATCTCCATGCCCCCACAGGAGGGCAAGAGCCAACGCGCTTCCCGCCGGTTCCCCCTCTGGTGCCTCACCCAGAACAACGAACTCCGCATCGCCATCGCCTCCTACGAATCCAACGTCGCAAGGCGCTGGGGCCGTGCCATCCGTGACGACATCACCACCCACGGTAAAGACCTGGGCCTCGCCGTCCGGGCCGACCTCGCAGCGCAGCACGAATGGGCTCTCGACGGCCACGAAGGCGGCGTGTACACGGCCGGTATCGGCGGCGCACTCACCGGCCGCCCCGTGGATCTCCTCATCATCGATGACCCGATCAAGGACCGTGAACAGGCCGACTCCGACACGTACCGGGACCGGGCATGGGACTGGTGGACCGACACCGCCCTGACACGCCTCGCCCCCGGGGCGCCCGTCGTGCTCATCCTCACCCGCTGGCACGCTGACGATCTCGCCGGCCGACTCCTCGCAGCAGAAGACGGCGCCGACTGGAAAGTCATCAACATCCCCGCCGAAGCGGACCACCGCCCCGAGAAGGGCGAAACGGATCCCCTCGGCCGCGCACCCGGCGTGTTCATGGAATCCGCTAGGCGCCGCACAGTCGCCCAGTGGATCAAACGGAAGATCGCTTCCGGAGCCCGGACATGGGCTTCCCTCTACCAAGGCAGGCCTTCCCCCGACC